AAGGAAAAGGTATCCATTTGCAAGGGTATCCCGTTGCGCCTCTGTCAGCTCATATTCCTTATAATAGTAGTCAATAGAGTTTTCCATCTCGCTATCTATGGCATGCGAATATAGGCTATCGTAGAACCCCTGAAAGGGGATTGTTGCTATTGCTTTGTTTTCCATTTTATTACTTTCTATTTTTATTGGTTATTAGTTAGGCGTTATTAAATTCTGAGCTTTCGAGGAACTCTCTCAGTAAATCGCCAACTTTGTTTATGGCTTGCTCTTTAGCTTTGGCAATTTCCATTTCAAGATGGCCGTCGAAGTGATCAACATTTTCGATGTGACCCTCTAAACGATCACAGAATTTTAACAATTCGTTTTTAGATATTACTTTCATTTTTATATATATTTATTAGTTATTATTTAGGCGTTATTACCTACCCCAAAACCCCGCGCCCCTTATAGGGAACGCAGGGCGCAAGGTTGCTTTGCTTTGCTTTTATAGTGTGGCCGTTTGTTTATCGTTATAAATAACACTTGTTACTTGCTCTAATGTAAAGCCTTCATTTGGCTTTGTTTCGTCATAGGATCCAACTGAGAAGCGTTTGCCTAAAAAATAGGCGCAAGTTTCCTCAAATGATCCGTTTACACTGGTAGACCATGTATGGCCGCTTGTGGTAGTAAGTGTTGCTTTGTTCATGGTAGTTGCTATTTATGTTTAGTGTTATGCTAAGCAAGTCCGCTTAACTGATGCCCGTTAAAACTGCTCAAATGCACCTTGTCAATAGTTTTTTTTAACTTTTTTTAACTGATTACAATGGCAAGCTTTCTCGGTGGCCTTACCGGGCAATGTGCATGCGGAATTACTAGGGAATATTATTGGGGAATATTATTGGGGAATATATCTCAGCTTCATAAAAGAAAACTTTTTACATGATTGTGCCGCGATCGTGCCGGCAAGCTTGCAATGCGACCTAGCAAAGCATTTTTTTTGCAAACATGGGTGGGGGGCGTCAGTCTGTCGCGCACTGTATTGTATATATATACATAATCTGCCCTTTAAAAAATGTAATTTAATTGGGCTATGTTTTTTATAGTATCCTTATGAGGTGCGTTTTGCACCTTTGGGTCTAAAGTTTGACATACCCCAAAGTGCAATTTACACCTTTGGGTATGAAATCATTATTAGATGGGGTGGAGTGGAGGTATAACCCTAAGTGGAGCTTGATGGAGGACGGAGAAGGTATATGGGGGGATGATCGTTTAAGTCTCAAGGCTAAGGGCATATGGGCGTATATGAAGTCAAAGCCAGCCATTTGGGACTTCAGTGCAAAGAGGATAGCAATGGATAACAAGGACGAGACTAAGAGTGTGCAACGGGGTATGAGAGAATTAGAGAATTGTGGTTATTTAAGTAAAAGGAAGTTAGGCAACGGTAGGGTAGAATATAGGTTAGCAGAGGAGTCATATATAGGTGCAGAGCCTAAGATAGATAGGAGTAGTTTAGAAGATAGATATGGGGACAGATATAGATAGCGAAGAAACGAGCATAGAATTAAAGGATAGGATGAGGGATGCCCTTGCCCCTATGCTTGCTATGGAGCAGGAGAGGACGGCAAAGAATAGTCTGGCTAACAATAACCCTCAGAGGTGGCTTGCTGCGGCTTCTATGTTCCTAGCCGGCTCTAGTATGCACGATGTTAAGATGGAGTTGGATATGCACCATTACATAGCCAGGCGCATCAATGGGATAGTAAAGACCTGTGACGAGGCTAGGGTGTTTAGGCAGGAGAGGGCTATGCAACTAGCCTCGACCATAGATGAGATTAGTAGTATAGGGGAGAAGATTGCTGCTAGTTACCTAGATGGCTCTGCTGAGGCAGAGGAGAAGATAAAGAAGGCAGAGACTAAGGACTTGGCTAACCTAGCGGTAGCACAAGAGAAGTTACACAGAACCTTTGATAATGTGACGGGTAACAATGTGCAGAAGATAGAGGTAAGACATATAACAACCCCAGAGGAGGCCATGAGCCTTATAGATGCGCTGCCGGAGGCAGAGGTAATAGATGTAGAAGAGGATGGCTAGATCGTTGATAGATGAAAGCTATGACCCTATCTACGACCAGATTCGTGGGATATTAGGAGAGCATTTCGAGAACTACTGCTTCATTGTAATGAATGAGCAGGGTGAACTATTTTATGACTACAACCATCTGCCAGCAGGTAGAATGCTTTTGCATGAGATGCAACTAGAGCTTGGTGATGACAATATAGAGATTGAGTGGGAGTTTGAAAACGACTCAGATGATTTAGAAGACGATGCAGTGGACTAGACACCCAACGATACCTACCCCTGACAAGGGAAGACTCAAGGCTCTTTTAGACTCAAAAGGGGCGCAAGCCGTCTACGACGTATGGAAGGCTCGTGAGGATGCTATCAAGCTGACTCTGGATGATCCCTTGCGTCACGGAGTAAACTTAGTTAGTTGGGATAGGATCAGGTGGGCTTTGTCTAAGTATAACGAGGTTTTGGTTCTTGGTGGTAACCGTGGTGCTAAGACTACAGGTATGGCTAAGATATTTATGGAGTCCATTACCAAGCACATGGATGGACACGTAGTATTGTTCTCACAGAACGCTGATACGTCCGTAAAGGTTCAACAGGCTGCTATATGGGAGTTTATGCCCAAGGAGTTCAAACGCAAGACCAAGGGCATCGAGGGCTACATTAACTACTCTATGCAGAATGGTTTTACCGGGCAGTCGTTTATTTTCCCAGATACCAGGACACGCGTAGACTTTAAGACCTATACGCAGTTTAGCAATAATCATACCATATTAGAAGGTTTTGAGTTTGGCTTCCCCAATCTAGGCAACCACCCAGAGAATGTGGGTATTGGTAACGATGAGTATCTAGGAGACTCTACGCTGATCAACACACAGCGTTTCCGTCTGGCTACTAGAGATTCTAGACTAATCACAGGATTTACCCCGATCGATGGCTACACAGAACTCATTGCTGACTACCTAAGAGATGCAGAGATTCTGGAAACCAAACACGCAAAGTTACTAGATGAGCCTGTTCCCGTAAAGCAGTATAGTGTTAACAGGGATGCCGGCATTGTCTATCTGCATACAGATGAGAACCCCTTCGGTGGCTATGATCGTATAGCCAAGGACTTGCAGGGCAGACCAAAGGAGGAGATACTCACACGTGCGTATGGAGTGCCAGTCAAGTCAATGACTACCCTGTTCCCATACTTCAATACTAATGTCCACGTAACTAACGAGATACCTGACATCACAGAAGATACGCATACTGTGTATCAGATTGTTGACCCTGCGGGTGCTAGGAACTATGTGGCTATATGGGCTGCCGTAGATATAAATGGTTTTATTACCATACTTCGTGAGTGGCCAGACAGAGACAGTTATGGAGAGTGGGCATTAGCGGGTGATCCCAAGTGGAGATTTGGTCCAGCAGCCAAGAAACTAGGCTATGATGTCCAGGCTTACATAGATGAGTTTTTAGACATAGAAAGTGATCTGGGCGTAGAGGTATATGAACGTATAGGTGACTCTCGCTTCTTTGCTAGGGAGAACGAAAACAATACAGACCTGTTTGAGAGCTTTGCGGTTAGAGGCATGTATTTCATTCCATCTAGCGGCTCAGACATCGAGACAGGGCTATCTGGGCTAGACGAGTGGATGCGTTACAACCCAGACGCAGAGATAGATGATGCCAACAGACCCATATTGAAGATACACTCGTCGTGCGGTAATCTAATACAGAGTTTAATTAACTGGGGACACAGAGGAAAGGTAGACGAACCATTGAAGGACTGGATTGACCTTCTACGTTATTTACGGATGATAAATGACGGATATGGACCAGACTACGTTTCTGACACCTCAATGACAATAACAAGAAGAGCAGAAGGAGGGTATTAATGCCTAAAAAGAAACTAGTGAAGATAGCAGAAGAACAAGAGGTAGACTTTGATGAGGCTATGCGTATAGCCGTAGAAAAGCTTCCAGAGGGTTCACTGACAGGAAAGGGTAGAAACACTTGGGTAACCGAGGAAGGCACAGCCATCCTTGAGGATTCATTTATGATAGAGGAGATCATACCTAAGCATTACACAGGTATGGTTTTAACCGAATGCCCTAATCCAAAGTTTAACTATGTTCACTT